TACCATTCGTGAGTTCGATGGGGACCCGACCGGCTGGACGGACGATGGCTCCGAGGACTCGGGCGCACCGATTGTGCGCTTCGAGGGCTTCCAGCCCGGTACCTTCATCTGGCGCTTGGAGAAGGTTGAGGAACTTCCGGCCCAGGCCCCGGTCTCCAATGAGCGTTGGGTCACCGTTGGTGGTGGCTATGCTCACTACCTGGATATCACCGGCAAGCACGGGAAGATCGTTGACGAAGGCAGCATGTTCTTCCTGATCGAAATCCCCGGCTGGACCGGCGGTCACGATGGGGCGGGATATGACCGCAGACAGAAGCGCACCGACCGTGACTGGCTCCTGAAGAAGGACCAGAAGCCTATCGAGACCCTGGGTGACCTCATCGCCCCCAAGGCTCCGGTAAACCCCCGCGCAGACCGTGCGGCTCACCCGGTCAACCAGACGATCCTCAGGCACCTCAAGCGCCACAAGACCATCAGCCCTATGGAGGCTTTGGGTACCTACTGCATCTCGCGGCTGGCCCCGGCTATCCACGATCTGCGCGCTGCGGGTCACAGGATCACCACGGATATCCGCAAGGACGCCCGTGGCCACCGTTACGCCCGCTACACGCTCTCGGCGTGACCTGAAGCAAACGAAAGGACACTCAATGGCTAAGATAACTATCGAGAACGCTGGGGAACTGACCGAACTGGAGACCGGATGGTTGGTCGCGAAGGAAGGCTTCAAGGTGGCGGATGTTGCCGCCGAGGTCCTCGAAATGGACGCGGAGGAAGACGATGGTCAGCTCGATCTGTTCGACGTGTCGGACTACATCAGTGGCCTCGCGCCCGCCAAGACACCCTTCGTCGAGCAGGCACAGCCTGTGGCCGATCCGATCAATACGGTCTACGGCTTCAAGGTCGGGGACCGTGTGAAGACCAATGGTTGCTTCACGTTCGACCCCCGGATCGGTACGGTCGCTGAGGTATCCACGGAAGGTGGCCGCCTTCATAAGGTCATTCTCGACGAGGTGCCGGAAGGTGAGGACAAGGACTATTGGCTCTATTTACCCTACGAACTGACCCACGTCACAGGCAAGAAGTGATCCATGGGAACCTTCATCAAGCACATACCCTGCGACGAGTGTGGATCGTCCGACGCCAACAGCCTCTACGAGGACGGCACGACGTTCTGCTTCGCTTGTGAGGGCGTGACGCAAGGTGAAGGTTCCCTTAGGACCGGAGGAAGTAAGATGGAAAAGCCTAAAGACTTCCTAACCGGGACCTATCGGGACATTCCCAAGCGTAAGGTCTACGAGGACATCTGCCGCAAATACGGTTACCAGATCGGGGACTACAAGGACAAACCGTGCCACATCGCGAACTACCGGAACGCCGCTGGCGAGCTGGTGGCCCAAAAGCTGCGCCTGCCTGGCAAGGAGTTCGTAATCACAGGCAACGGAAAGGACATGCCTCTGTTCGGCCAGCACCTATGGTCGGGCGGTAAATCGGTGGTTATCACCGAGGGCGAGCTAGACGCTCTGTCAATGGCTGAGGCCTTCGACGGCAAGTGGCCAGCGGTCTCATTGCCCAACGGTGCGCAATCGGCCCTCAAGGCCATCAAGAACGCCTACGAGTGGCTAGACGGCTTCGAGAAGATCGTCCTCTGCTTCGACCAGGACGAACCGGGCCAGAAAGCCTCTCAGGAGGTCGCTGAGGCCCTTCCGGCTGGCAAGGCGTATATCATGACCCTGACGCGCAAAGACGCCTCAGACGTGCTTGTAAACGATGGACCAGCCGCTCTGACACAGTCCTTCTGGCAGGCGAAAGCATGGCGTCCCGATGGGATCATCGCGGGTGCCGATCTGACCAAGGACCGCCTCAAGCTGGCTGCGGTCAAAGGGTACACCACGCGCTACCCCGGGCTGAACGAAAAGCTCGAAGGGCTGCGTGAGGGCGAGCTGACACTCCTGACCGCAGGCTCAGGGATCGGCAAGTCCACTTTCGCCCGCGAGTTGGCTTACGGCCTCCACCAGGACCATGGGCTGACCATTGGCAACATCTATCTCGAAGAGAACGTCGAGAAGACCGCTCAGGCCTATGTGGCGCTGGACAACAACGTGAAGCTTGGGAGCCTCAGGGCGAACCCTGAGCTACTTTCGGAGGCCCAATGGGACACCTCTCTGACCAATGTCGTTCACAAGAGAATGTTCTTCTACGACCACTTCGGTTCGCTGGCGAGCGAACGACTACTCTCGAAGATGCGTTATATGCGAACGATCTTGGGTGTGAACTTCATCGTACTCGATCACATTTCGATAGTGATATCGGGACAGGAGTCCAGCAGCGAGGGCGAACGGAGAGATATCGACAGGCTGATGACCAGTTTGCGCTCGCTTATCGAAGAGACAGGTGTGGGCGTGGTTGGCATCGTTCATTTGAAGCAACCTGAAGGGAAAGCACATGAAGAAGGCGGTAGGGTTACTCTTAGCCATCTTCGTGGCTCTGGTGCCCTCAAGCAACTCTCGGACAATGTGGTGGCGCTCGAAAGGGACCAGCAGTCCGAGGACGAAGACGATCAGAACCAATCGGACATTCGCGTCCTAAAGTGCCGAGAGACCGGGCTGGTAGGGATAGCAGACACCATCAAATACGATCATGACACAGGCAGGCTTCTGCCAGTGGTCAGTGAGTTCACTTCGGACTAAAAGCAAACGAAAGGACACTTAATGCGCGTTCTCGTTGCCTGCGAATACAGCGGGCGTGTGAGGGACGCTTTTGCGCGCAGGGGTCATGACGTTATCTCCTGTGACCTTCTGCCTACTGAAGTAGAGGGCCCTCATTATATTGGCGATGTGTTCGATATCATCGACCAAGGGTTTGACCTGATGGTCTGCCATCCTCCGTGTACGCACCTAGCTGTGTCGGGGGCGCGCTGGTGGAAAGATAAAGACCCTACACTACAGGCAGATGCTTTAGAGTTCTGCCTGCGGCTTATGGCTGTAAATATCCCGCGTATCGCTATGGAGAACCCTATCGGTAAGCTCTCCAGCGCCTACAGGAAGCCTGACCAGATCATTCAGCCATGGCAGTTTGGACACGGGGAAACCAAGGCAACCTGTCTGTGGCTAAAAGGCCTCCCGAAGCTGGAGCCTTCCGATATTGTCAGCGGCAGGGAACCCAAGGTCCACATGATGCCTCCCGGACCAGACCGCTGGAAAGAACGCAGCAGAACCTACGAAGGCATAGCGGAAGCAATGGCCGATCAGTGGGGAAACCTTTGACCAAAAGCAAACGAAAGGGCTTCTAATGGCCAGTCAAATTGTTACTGGAAATGTCTACCTCCAGATCGAGGCCGAGTACGCCGATGTGGTCGCTGTGCAGATGGATGAGGAATCTGTTCGCATCAAGATCAATAACGGCGAGGCAGAGCAGAGCGCCTTCTTGTCCCCCGCGGACGCTGTCGCCATGGCGCGGTTCATCCTGAGTCAGGTGGACCACTGATGAGGCTGATCTTCGATATCGAGGCCAATGGCTTCCTGAAGGAGGTCTCAAAGATACACTGCATAGGGACCGTCGATGTCGATACCGGAGAGCAGCGGTCCTATGGCCCCAAAGAGATCGATGACGCCCTCGACTACCTCTACGAGGCTGACGAAATCATTGGTCACAACTCGCTCGATTACGACCTGAAGGTTCTCGCCAAGGTCAAGAACTGGCACCCAAGGCCCGGCTGTAGACGCACGGACACGTTGGTCATCTCCAGGGTGATCCATGCGGACCTACGGCGTGACGATGGCAAGCGTGTGGGCTTCCCCAAGAAACTCACCGGCTCCCATAGCCTCAAGGCCTGGGGTCTGCGCCTGGGGGAACCCAAGGACGAGTACGGCTACGACGCTGATGGTAATGCAATTCCTGGCGTTTGGGACAACTGGACCCAGGAGATGCAGGACTACATGGACCAGGATTTGCGCACCACCAAGCGCCTCCTGAACCACCTGAAACCCTGGGAGTACCCTGCGGTCCCTTTAGCTTTGGAACACCGCGTCCAAGAGATAACCCTGATGATGACGGAGGCCGGATGGCCCTTCGATCAGGAGACGGCGGTGAAGCTCTACACCCAACTGGTGGCCCGCAGGGGGGAGCTTGAGGAGAGCCTGATCGAGACCTTCGGGTCCTGGCAGGAGGTGGACAAGGTGTTCATCCCCAAGCGGGACAACAAGCGCCTTGGGTACGTCAAGGACGTTGAGGTCACCAAGTACAAGAAGGTGACGTTCAACCCTGGGTCTCGCGTCCACATCGAGAAAAAACTGACCGAGTTCGGGTGGAAACCAACAGTCTTCACCCCGTCCGGTAGGGCGAAAGTGGACGAAAAGGAGCTGCTTAAGATCAACCTACCGGAGGCTAAGGACCTTATCGAGTTCCTATTGATCCAGAAGCGCCTTGGTCAAATAGGAGACGGTGATAATGCTTGGCTTAAGATGGTGGACGCGGCTGGACTCATTCATGGTCGCTATAACACGATGGGGACTAATACTGGCCGTGCGGCTCACTATAGTCCTAATTTGGGGCAGGTCCCGAAGGTCTCGGCTCCTTACGGGGCTGTCTGTCGCTCATGTTTCACTGTTAAGTCGGGCTTCAAGCTTGTTGGTGCTGATCTAAGTGGCGCTCAGCTACGCTGCTTTGCGCACATGATTGCCTTCTACGACCACGGTAAGTACGCCGAGGTCATATTGAGCGGTGATATCCATTGGTACCACGGGAAGATCATCTGTGGCCTACCGATGGACCTTGAGTACGACAAGCACGATCCGAAGAGCGCTGCTACCCGCGAGAAGTCCAAGACGACGATCTATGCGTTCCTCTTTGGTGCGCAAGAGAAGAAGCTTGGATCAATCTGGTATCCTGCGGCATCTGTAGGTTTTCAGAAGGAGCAGGGTCGGATCATCATGAAGCGCCTTGAGTCCAATGTGCAGGGTCTCAAGAAGATCAGGGAGCAAATCTCGAAGGCACTCAAGTCCCGCAAGTTCCTCAAGGGCCTCGACGGGCGACTCATCCCGATCCGCTCGGAACACTCGGCACTTAATGCGGTCATTCAGAACTACGAGGCTGTCCTCTGCAAGACGTGGCTGGTCAACGTCTACGATAGGCTCATCGAGGCAGGCTTTAAATGGGGTTGGGACGGCGACTTCGTAATGGTAGGGTTTATCCATGACGAGATACAAACAGCCATCAGAGACATTGGAGACAATATTGAACGCGCAGCTAAGATCATCACCCAAGCAGCAAAAGACGCCGGTAAGCCGTATGGCTTTCGAGTTCGTTTAGACTGCGATGCAACAGTTGGAATGACGTGGAGTGACACACATTGATACCTCAAGCTAGACCAATGTTCTTTGTGACAACCGAATGTGGTTGCCATGTTCCTCTGAGTAAGGGTCAACATGTGATGGAGATGTTCCACAGGTTCATCTACCGGGCGCATCAGGGCGAAATCCCTGAGGGCTTCGAGGTGGACCATACGTGCAACAACAGAGCCTGCTGTAACCCTGGGCATCTCAGGGCGATGGACGGTTCAGAACACGCTATCCACACCAACAAGGCACGCATCCTGCGTCGCAAGGCTGTCTTTGTGGCTTAATGCAAACGAAAGGACACTTAATGACCGAACGCTCACCAATCGACACCAATCTGGCTCGCATTGTCATCGAGGCTCACCGGCATGGCTTCAGTGTCCAATCGGACTTTGCGCGCCGCAACGCGGACTACGTGGGCATGGCGGCTTCCATGGGCCTCGTCTCGACGCGGATCGTCGGGAACGCCTATGGACGCCAATGGAGACCGACCGTCGAAGGCCTGACCTTCCTCCAGGTCGTGGACGTGGAACTCATCGAAGACGAAGAATCGAAATGATGTTGGTTTGGTTAGTAGCAGCGGCCCTTGTGTGGCTGTACGTCAAAGAGAACAACGACAAGGACCCAGGGGCTTACGCATGAGCGAGAAGCGCCCGCACATCGACCCTGAGAGCGACAGGTATCAGACAGTCGCCAACCGGCTCGCTCGCAGCCATGTGCATATCCATCAGTGCCAGAAGTGTTGGAA